AGATCATATTGAGTCAGTCTTTTATTGTTCTATTCAGTTAGATGAATTTGAAAAACGAATGAGGCAATCTTATGGACAAGCCAAAGAAATGGAAAAGGAACAGATAAAAGAAGCATTTAAACACGGACAACTTCCACGGTGGTTTGTAAATGTTGATGCCGAACAATACTACACCCAAACATTCACCGAACCCAAAAAGGATTGAATCAATTAATCATTACCTTTGTAACGTGAAGATGCCGAAAGACGTAACACTAATTGAGATCATCGTATTTGTCGTATTGTTTGCGATACTTTGCGGTGCGATAAATTTAATCGTGAATTGATATGGCAGCACCACAAGGAAATAAGTTCTATTTATTTAGAACTAAACATGGTCGAGATTATGCAATCGAAACACCTGAACAACTATTAGAAAACTACTGGGAATATTCTGAATGGTGTCGTAATAATCCATTGATCGAAATAGATTATCGAGGCAAAGACGCAACTCAGGTTGAAATACCACACATGAGAGCGCAAACAAAAGATGGGTTTGCTTTGGCTTGTGGGCTTTCTTGTTGGGAAAAGATTGATAAATACAAAAGCCGTGAAGGTTTTAGTGAGATCATTACGTGTATAGAAAGAAATATAAAAGAGCAAAAGTTTGGTGGTGCTGCTGCTGGTTTGTTAAATGCCAATATCATCGCCCGTGACTTAGGACTTACCGACAAGAAAGAAATTGATGCAACTGTTAACGCTCCATTAGTGATAACGCTCGATAGTGATAGCACTAACCAAGAAACAAAGTGAGGCGTATAAAGCAGCGACAAGTGGCAACTATCAGGTAGTAATATTTGGAGGGGCTATTCGTGGCGGCAAGACTTATTGTTTACTGACTACATTCATATCACTTGCATTAAATTACAGACGGTCACGTTGGGTAATTATCAGACGGTCACTTCCTGACTTAAAACGAAACACTTTGCCGTCTTTCAATTCTTTACTTGACAATGGAGTAAGGCAGCACATTAAGTCTTGGAATGGTGACACGCACGTACTGACATTCTCGAACGGATCGGAGATTATGTTTATGGCTGAATCGTTTGAAACGGATAAGGACTTAAACCGATTCAAGGGATTAGAGGCAAATGGGTTTGGATTTGAAGAGATCAACGAATGTCAGGAAGCAGCATTCTATAAAGCAATTGAACGGACTGGAACGTGGTTGAACGCAGATGGTAAACCTCCGATGGTAGTAATGGCAACATTAAACCCTGCTCAGAACTGGACAAAGAAACTATTTTACGAACCGTATCGAAACGATAAACTCCCTGCGAATTGGATTTACATTCCATCGTTCATAACCGATAACAAGTACATCCCACAAACATACATCGACAATCTAAAGTCGTTACCGCCCGTTCAATACGCTCGATTTGTTGAGGGCGATTGGGATGTTATGGAGGCTGTTGATAACCCGTTCCTTTACAACTGGAATGATGACAAACACATTGACAATTCGATACAGTTAAACCTTAACCGACCAGTTATATTTAGCATCGACTTTAACGTAGAGCCTTTGTGCGGATTGGTGATTCAGATGGACGGGCGCGATACGTATATTGTCGATCAGATACGAATATCGAACGGTGACATCAATAAGTTATGCGAATGTATCTTGTCGGTGGTTGGTGAGAATAGACGCGGATTGATAAAGATAACGGGCGATAATACTGGAACCAAACGAAATAGTTATTCGATGGAGAACCTTTCTGCTTTTGCTTTGATTAAACGGACGTTGAGGTTATCAGACAATCAATTCGTAGTGCCACGAAACCCACTGCATACAAACAGCCGTGTTGATTGTAATTCGGCACTATACAACCTAAAGATAAAAGTAAACGCCCATAAATGCCCGAACGCTGTAAATGACTTCAAGCGGGTTCGATGGGATGGTGAACATATCGTTAAAGCAAACCGTAACGATCCCGACCAACAAGCGGATCATTTGGATAATTTTCGCAACTTTGTCAACGCATTCCTTAAACCCTACTTATGATCTCAGTCGAAACCCATTCAAGCTACTATCTTAAACTCGTCACGCCAGAACTCAACTATTTCTTTTCAACAAACTTCGGTTGGATATGTAAGGGGATGCCGTTTGAATTTAAGTCAATGGTCGATGACAAGAAAGAAATTAGCCGTCTTGAAATATTGGTACACGCACACGCATCAGAATATCAACTGAAACAATTTAATGCTTACCTTTCGGCAAAGAAACTACAAGTAAAAGCACAATGAGCGTTTGTAACACTTGCTTTAATGGCGGCACTATTCCAAGTTGTGTTGCTTCGATTCAATTTGGAACGGTTGAGGTTGATACGACTTACAACCTTTGGATTCAGAACAATGCTACTCAGGCGATCCGAGGCGCATCAGTTGAATCGGATTCATCAGGTGTGGTTAGCTTCGATGACTTTCTGATCGATCCGCGTTCGGCTTATACTTTATGGTTAACAGCCGATGCAGAAAGTCCGAATCAAACACGCATCGACATTACAGTTGGTGAAGATGTTTACACCTCCATCTGTTTCGATGTGGTTAAATCGTTTAATAGTTTAGATGTTGTTGCAAGTCTTACCGAATGAAACGTCTAAGAAACATTCTTTACGGCTGGTGGCTGTTAATGATCGACACGCCTGCTTCGTGGCTGTTAAACGCGAAACGAAAGAAGCATTGTCAGCCTTGCCCATTACGAAACAAATACCTAAACGTCTGTAATGATTGCGGGTGTTTCCTTCCTGCTAAAAGACGAGTTGAAGAAGAACAGTGTCCACAAGGTAAATGGTGAAATATGGCTACTTGGGTACGTCTGAAGTCAAACTTATCGCAGTTTCCAATTAGCGATGATCCGATACTTAACGAGGCGCAAAGTATTGACTTAGGCGAGGTCTTTGTTAATATAAACTTTGACTTGGTTACAGATTGGTACGAACACGATGGAAAGATTTACCTGACGCATTTAAACGATATTGAATACAAAATCTTTTATGGCACAACCGATGAAGTGGAAAAACAAATTCGCAAAGGCACTATTACAAATCTTTTCAAAACCAGTTAAACACCGAAATCAATCGATGGTGTTTCTGTTCGAAAAAGACGGACATAAGTATTACAAGTTCCCAAAGAACACGAACCTACCACTTGATCGATTCAGTGAAATAATGGCTTTGCAGGAGTTGTTATCTTCCGGGCTTTCAGGTAGTGAAGTTGAAAAGATATTGGAGGTAATGGAGAAAGCAATTCACTCAGGTCTTGCCAATCCACAAAATAGTGCTGTTATATCAACGTGCGTTCATTTAATCAGGCAGCGTAAGAGTAATATTGTCCACCGTGACTTACTGCTTAACATCGCTGCGATATGGATTGTACGCGATGACGAGCCAATCGAATCAATCACACTTGACATACACAAATCTAAACTCGAAGTATTTGAGCGAATGACTAAGGAGGATTCGCACGGTTTTTTTACGAGTTTGGAGTTACCGCTTCTCGTTCCCTTAGTGAGTATGTCGCCAACCGACTTCAAGGAATTGTGGGAAAACAACGCCAACCAAATGCGGACGTTAACGCAACAGTTAACCTTGCTAGATTCGAACTTGGTAACATCAAGTCCAAAATCAAGACAGCGTTCGATGAGCAACTAATGACAATATGCGAAGGTGACGTTCAAGAATTTAAGGAATTGAAACGGTCGGACATAGCGACTTATTTGCTTAAATTTGAGGACTACTATAAGCGCAATGTCAAAGAAAGCAATAATTGAGTTAGAACTGAAGGCAGACGGCTATAAGGCTGATGTTGCCGAAATTCAGAAAGCTAACACCACTATAAGCGATTCGGCTACTAAGGCAGCCAATCAAGCGACTGAAGCCTATACACAAACTGGCAAGGCGGCAAAGGCTGCGTTTGCTTCTACTGAGGTACAGAAGGCTTTGACCGATCAAAATAATTCGGTTAAGACATTAACGGCTTCATTGGATAAATTGTACCAAGAAGAAGTTGAATTGCTTTCGGCTAATAAGCAAGCGACTGAGGCGTATAGAAAAAACCGCGAAGAGGCTGATAAGTTACGGGCGCAAATCGCTAATTTGACAAAGCAGACCGATCAGTATAATAAGGCAACGGATAACACAGAAAAGAAAGCTAAGTCCTTAACTGGTCAACTCAGGGCGATGAAGCAAGAGTTGGCTTTGTTGGAGCAGGAAGGTAAAGACGGAACTGCACAGTTTCAACAGTTAGCGATTGCAGCAGGACGGTTAGAAGATCAGATCGGAGATACACGCGAACGGGTTAGGGTTCTTTCATCAGATACGTTTGCTTTCGATGCGGCTATTGATGCCACTCAAACTTTGGCTGGGGCGTTTAGTGCCGTTCAAGGTGCGGTTGGTTTGTTTGCTGAAGATAATGAAGAACTGCAAAAGACTATCGCTAAGACTAATTCGGCTTTGGCAATACTTAATGGATTGCAGCAGATCAATAACTTTGTAACTGGAAAAAGCCCCGGAAAGATAGCCCTTGAAAATGCAGCAAGAAAAATCAATGAGGCATCTATAAGACAATCGGCAATATCTTATAACATACTTGGAAAACAAGTTCAGTTTACTTCTTTTCAGCTAAATGTTTTAAAAGGGGCTTTTGCTGCGATTGGTATTGGTTTAGTGATCTTTGGTATTACTGAATTGATTTCTGCATTTCAAAAGTTAAGTGCTGAAAACGAACGATTCTCAAACACATTTAAAAAGTCAACTGATGCAATCAAGGCAAGTCAAGAAGGAATAAACTCACTTGCTAACATTGCTTTGGATGCTGAGACAAGAATAGCAGTTGCAGCCAAACGAATAACGCAAGGTCAAGCAGACTTAAACAATGAACTAAAAGAAATTAGGAAAACGGCAGGAGAGGCTTATGCTCCATTGATTTCGGCTCAGTTAGATTTGCAAAAGAATCTAAGGTCTGCTAATGCTGAAATTATAAGACAAACAGAATTAAGGGATGCAGCAACAAGAGCAAACGATGAAGGCGCACCATTAAGGGCGGCACAAGCACAAAAGGCTTTAAATGCAGCATTAGCGAATAGAGATAAGACAGAACGCGAATTATTAAAGATTGAAAATAGAAAGCAAGAAGTTTCTAAAAATAGTGTTCGGGCGCAAGTGGCTGTGACTAATGCTAATAAACTTGAAGAAGAAAGTAAGAAGAAAGTTGTTAAGCAGCAACGGATTCAGATTGAACTATTAAGCGATGAAGCAATCAAAAGAAGTCAGGTTGAATTAGCGACATTGAAAAGCCTTGATTTACTTTCTGACTTTGAAGATACTTCTGCTCAAACAAGATTAAGAACGAGAGAAAACTTTTTAAGAACCACCGAGTTGCTTGAAGGCAGTTCTCTTGCAAGACGAATCAATCTTATTGAACTGGAAGGAGAAAGGCGTAAGGCTGACACTTTCGATCAGATTGACGATGCTAAAGAAAGAAGGTCTGCAATCGAATTGATCGAAGCCGAAACACAAGCAGCGATCAGAGCCGAACGGAAACGGACACTTGATGAATCAATACAGATTGCACAAGAATACGTTGATGTTGTGGCTAACCTTGCATCTGAACTTAACGAACTGTCACGCATCAACACTGAAACATCAATCAACGACATTAACGCCCGTAAGGATGCTGAAATAATCGCAATCAACCAAACGCTAGACACCGAACGCGATAAGATCAGACAGCGTGAAGCAGCCGAACTAAGAGCCAATAAACGAATCGGTCATGAAAAGCAGAAGCAAGCAAGACGAGATAAAGCATTAGCACTATTCCAAGCGGGGATCGACTTAGCAACATCAATCGTTAAGACTGGAGCAACACTCGGCTATCCTGCTGCGATACCTTTTCAAATCACTGCGGGTATTGTCGGGGCGGCTCAAATCGCTGCAATCGCATCACAGCCAATCCCTAAGTTCGAAAAAGGTGGAGAGGTTAGAGGTAAGCGACATCGTGACGGTGGTACTTTGATCGAAGCGGAACAAGGAGAGTATATTGTGAACCGTAACCAAACAAGACGGCACAGTGAAGAACTTTCTGCATTGAACAGATCAACAGCAGAATTTCACAGACTGCTTGAACGTAAATACATTCAGCCTCGCATCGCTTCAATTCTTTCAGGTACTAACAGAAGGTCTGATAAGGTAGTAGTCAATGCTACTTTAAACGCTCGGACAATGGAGGGTGAATTGAAAGGATTACGTAAAGACATCAGACGTTCGGCTTCTAAAAATTACAAATCAACCCAAACAGATACACGCTATCAATGGCAAAGGAATTAAGATTTTTGTTAGACGGTGAAGATAGAGGACAGCCGTTAAACCCTGAAGAATTTGGCGTAAAGGTTAATGAAGATACAAACCTTAACGCTCGTCTTATTTCGTTTGATAATGACTTGGTGTTTGGTGGATTAACGTATCAATACTTATTCGATTTGTTTGTTGATGGCACTTGCAACTTAGTAACTGTAAATGTTCAGTACAAGTGCGCTTCAGGTTGGGAGTATTTGGTTGATGGTTGGTTTATTCTATCCGAGTGCGTGTTTAATCTTGATCGTTGTCAGGTTACTACTAAACTTTATGACGAAACATTCAGCACTAAGATCAACAACAATAAAGGCATACCATTCAGCACTGCATCGGCTAAGACAAAGAACCTTATTGATATAACACCGCCACAGCCCAAAGAGATTGAAATGTTCAACCCTCCGACTGGAATATACGGCACGGAGAACCCAAAAGGCATCACAATCTTTCAAGCGTTTCAGCACCTTGTTACGTGTATGAGTGACGGTCTTATTGATTTCGGTTCTGACTTTTATACTGTTCAATCAGCACCGTCTGAAACACCAATGCTTACAAACGGTCGGGCGATATTCAACCGTGACAGCACCGAAACAATAATCACATTCGAGCAGTTGTTTTCTGCACTGAGCAAAAAGACACGGTTAGGACTTGGATTTGAAAAGCAGCCAAACGGCAGACCATTGTTAAGGATCGAGCCTGCTGAATACTTCTTTCAATCAAACGAATCGGCTAACATTTTAAATCAGCCCAATATAAAGATGTCAGTTGATGCGACTTCATTGTATGCAACGGTTGGATTTGGAAACGCACCGTATCTTGAAAAATTCGAATGTAACGGAGGCGAAACCGCTTGCACATTTTTACAAGTTCCGTTCTTTGGATTTAGGGATGAGGCTTTCGGTATGCTTGGAACTTGCAACACATCAACTGAATTAGACCTTCAGAGCAATGATGTTGTATTCGATACCAATGTGATTGAAGATATTTATAGATTCAATTCGCAGCAGTATTTTAATAATCCCATTGTAATTTATAGTAGCGTAATTGATAGTATTGGAAGCGATAGATATAGAGCAAAGCAAGGCGATCCGCTTTCACTTGGTCAAACAGTTTACAATGCAGAATATACGAACGAACAAGTAAGCGCAAATTGGCTAGGCGGTTATCCGAATAGCTTGGTTGATTACATCGCGGGTTTTAATCCACTTGATACGGACTTCAACTATAAGATGGATGCTTCACCAACTCAATCTTGGGAGTACGATACTGATCCGCAAAGTTATTTTGAGTGGACGGGTGACTATATTGTATTTGGAACGGCTGTAAACCCTAATAGTAATTTTGTAAACGGACGGACTTATATTGTTCCTTATGCTGGGGTTTATTCATTTACATTCAGTGCTGTATTGGCTGATTTATTCTTAACTGGCAGAAGATCAATTACCCCAGTTTTAAGAGTTTTCAATGCTGCGGATGAATTATATTTAAGCATAGAAGGTGATTTGTTCAATGATTTCAATATCAATCCAATATTCGCTTTTATGTCTGCTGATATAGCATTGAATCAAGGCGATAGGGTTCGTTGCGATTTAATTGGAAGGCAAGTTACATCGGGCGGATTGGTTAATCAGGTAATACTTGACACATTAAACATTGATGGGGTTGATAGATTTACTCAATTTACTGGCATAGGTGTTCCATTTGAGCCGTCAGTTTTGCAGCCAGTTGATCCTGCTACTATTCGGAATGTTTTATACACTTTCGAACGACCGTTATCAATGGTTGAGATCAATTCGATACTTAACAATACTTCATCGCCGATCAAGTTAGGGCGAACCACTGATAACAACGCTGCAATAAACGGCTACATCAAAACACTTGAAATTCAATCTTTCACAAGGCAAAACGCTAACTTTGTCTTAAAATCAAATCAGATACTTCGATGAGTTACATATCAGCACCGAACCAAGCAATACCACTATTCACGGAAACCGATTTAGATCAGCAAGGTTGCGGCTGTGGCGATCAAGGATATTCAATGGCAGTAGATCAAAACGATCAACTCTATATCCAACTTATTTCAGAGCCGTGCGATTCTGCTTATACAAACAACGAAGCATCTATCCAAGCGTGGAGTGAAAGCTACGGATCAGTTTGTGCAGACGAAGCCGATCCGACTGGATTCTATTCGTTTACATTTAATGCTGATTATCCTTATCAAGTCTTTGCCGTAACGCTGACTGTTGAATCGATAACACAAGGAACGCTGTCAGTCTTTATGCAAGGCAGCGATGCTCAGTTTATTTCTTCAGCAGGAACGGTAACGCTTTACTTTACAACCGATGCAGTTACTGGTGGTGACTTTACGCCAAACATCACAATAACGGGAGCGCAATTTATAGGATGCTTTGGTGCAGATATTCAAGTGCAAGGCGTACCAACAGAAACCCGTGTGGCTTTTGTCGATCCGATTTCTTTGTTACCGATTGATGGATTAGCACCACGTAACATTGAGATCACTGACAATGTACTTACAATCCGCTTAGATGTTAACGCACAAGATTTGATCGATGGCTGTTACCGTATTGCTGTGGCTGATTTCTGTTCGAATACTTGCAGTCAGTTTAGGCTTGAAAACGGATTCTTTACGGACGGATCAAACGGTTGGATTATTACAGAAGAAAACATCACGTGGGATATAACCGAGCGTTACGCATCGTGTACAATCGATGAGGACGATGAAAACACCTACACCCTGACTTCTGAATCGGTACTATGCGAAGATGTTGAGTACAATATTCAACTAACCGATGTTGATGTACAGACCGTTCAATATCGAATAGTTGCGGGTGACACCGTTTCGGCTTGGTTCAATACAGAAGGAACTTTCTCAACTTCAATCATTGCAACGGGAGCAGCACCGATCAACTTAGAAATTCAGTGTCGTGCATTACAAAGTGGCGGGGTTGGAGTTGGTGGATTCTTGGCGTTTACATCGGTTCAGATTAGTCCAGTTGATAGTGATGTTTCATTTGATCTTTATTCCGAAACAATCAACATCGGAAACTACGAAGGATGCGTTGGTGGTATCAACTACTTCAAGATCGAAGGCTGTAACGGTCAGGATCAATTCGGAATGACATTCACTAATACGGATTTCTTACCGGGCGTTCGTGTTGCTGGTCGATTGTTTCGCGCTCAGTACGATGCAGACGTTGACTTATTCAGATACTCAGACGGCACACGAAAAACCGCTTATGCTGACATATCCAAACGCAAGACATTAAGCATATCGCAACAACCTGAATACGTGTTCGATTTCTTATCTAAGGTCGTATTTTTTGATGCGTTATACATTAACGGTCAAGCATACGCACCAGTTGAAGATTCTTTCCCTGAGATAACTTGGAACGATGCGAACGATTTAGGTGACTTAGAAATAGAACTTTATCAACGTGAAGGAAAGTTAGTAAAGGTTGACTGTACTGGAATCGAATCGGCTTGTACTCCATCCGTTCCGAACGATCTTGTTAACGGTATGCTGCTTCAAAATAATGACTTTATAAACTTGCAAAACGATGACATTTTGTTAGATCAAAATGGATAGTTATATTTGCAACTATCTTGTGCAACTGTTGGTGTAAATCGATTCGACCAATGTAACTGATCGATACAAACGTAAACCCATAAATACAATGGCTTGCGTATCATATTGCGATGATGCTTTACTGTCGCACAATTTGGTCAACTGCAACGTCTATGCTTTAGGTGGTTCTCCTGCGATGATCGTTGGGGCTTGCGGTACTACACTTGCAGATCCTTCAGACGCAACTGAAATTCAGGCTTTGCTTGAAGCGGGAACAGCTACACTTATTGAGGACGTTCGTATTGCCCTTCCTGCTGGCGCACCAGTTACAGTTGATTCACCAATCGGCTGTGGTCTGCCTATCAGAATTAATGAAGATCGTACCTTAACAATCTTCGATGCAAACGTAACTGATGAGAATGTCGATTTCTTCGATGATCTTAATAACAGACGTTTAGCATGGGCTTTGATCTACTTGTGTGATAGTAATAAGGTTGTGTTTATCAATCCACCTGCGGGTATCACAAGTTCAATTCAGTTTATCATTCCTGAACAGAATAATGAATTGCAGAACTTTACTGGTACTTTGACTTGGAGAGATAAGGCAATCCCGAAACAATATCCTGCACCTACTGGAATTTTCTAAGTTGGTTAAAATCAAAACGAAAGCCCTCGATATTATCGGGGGTTTTTTGTTTAAATTTGTCCTATGGCAAAAGCTAAACAAAACGATTCTGGCGTTGTTCTTTACGCATTCGGTCACAAGGCTTATTTGTACGCTGCTTATAACATAGCGTTCTCAATCAAGCGATTCAATCCATCGGTTAACATTACGCTCTTTTGCGAAAACGAATCACTTACACGCTCAACCATTTGGAACTGTCAAGTGTTTGATCGATTGATTCAGATTAACCCCGAAAGAATCCGAACCAATGGCAAGTTCGATCCGGGCAAAGTAAAGGTGACAATGTACGATTCGCTCCCTTACAAGTACAATCTTTACTTAGACTGCGATGCGGTTGCGATAAAAGACATTCAACCGTTAATCGATGAGTTAATTGCGGACGGTAAGCCATACATATCACACACAGTCGGTTATCACAAAATCGATCAAGGCGTTGGTGTAATACCGTCAATGCAATGGGCAAAGGCTGAAAAGGTTTGGAAGCATTGGGACTTAACGGATAAGTCAGTATTGCCTGCGATCAATTCTTCTTTGCAGTTTATTGTCAAGTCAGATAAGGCTGCTGAGATTTACGCTTGTGCATCATTCTTTTACTTATCGAATCCATTACCAATCAAAGACCTTCACATCAAGTGGGGCGGTGGTCAACCTGATGAGTTATACATGAACGCTGCATTTGCCCGTTTAGATTACGATCCTGCACCGACAAATCAACCTAAGTCAGAAGTTGCAGAAGGTGGTTACATTCACTTTGCAATGAGGCGAAACGCTACTATTGAACAAGTGCAAGAACAATTCTACCTTCAATCGTATTATGGTGGTCGTGGTTTTACTGCTTCGTTTTATACCGAGTGGTTAGATCGATTGCTTTACAAATGGCACTTGGAAACACGCGATTCGCACCTATACAAGATTTCTGAAATTGTTAAACACAAACACGCTAATAAAAAGTAATGGCAAAAGATACATCACATATTGACTTTTGGAACAGCGAAAAAGAAGTTGGTGAATTTCTTGCCGCACTAATCAAACTCACTAAGGCGCGAACCATTTTAGAGGTCGGAGTGTTTCAGGGCAACACATCAATACCAATGATCGAAGCCTTACCGATTGGCGGTTATTACGTAGGTGTTGACATTGAAGATTTAAGACTTGAAAAGAACATCAAGGCTTGGAAGAAAGACGGCTGTGTAGTTGATTTTATTGAATCATCATCGCATAAGGCGTTAAAGACATTGCCTACTTATCACTTCGATTTAATCTTTGTTGATGCGGCTCACCATTGGGATCACATATTACCAGAGTTTAAGTTAGTAGAGAAATTACTTGGACACGGTGGCGTTATTGTTTATCACGATTCTATGCACATTGCAGACGTTAAGGAGTTAATGAAATACGCTCGCATTTACGGATGGGAGTGTGCCACAATGAAAACACCTGAACTTAGAGGGCTATCAATACTGAGTAAAAACTTGTAACTTTAACCAACATTAAAACACACACGATGAACTTCTGTAAATCACGTTCTTGCGGTTCTAACATAATCGACAAACCATCAACTAAAGCAGTTGCATAAATGATACTTACACCACAACAAATCGACAGAATCGTAAAGAACTTTGTCGATGTTCATAAAGGTCGAATGAATGCCGACAAGTCAAGGTATCATAACTTGCCTGAATATTGGAACGGTTACAATTACAGCGTTGAGCAATACAACGCGATTGAGCCACACGTAAGGCACGATGTGTTCCCTGCTAAACTATTCGAGCAACGTGCGCCAAACCAATCCGAACTGCAAGCAAAGTACATTAAAGCGAATTACAAAGGCACAACAACGCCAGTATTTGAGGACTTTGTTAATACTGTCGGACGGGCTTTTGCTGAACAGAATTGGTCGTTGAAGATCAATCAGGAAACCGATACACGCTACGTTGACGAATCATTCTCAAAGTACGCTGGTGAACAAATCCCAATCTTCGGATCGTTAGAGTTGTGGGCTAAATCCATGTTGCCTACCTTGAAGTTAAAGGATGCGAACGGTGTTATCGCTATTCGTCCGATGTCGCTTGATTATATGAGGTCAGAGGAGAATGAAGTTGTAACCGATGCAAACGGAAATCCGATTCTATCAAACGAACTAATCAAGCCGATTCCGACCTATCATTCAGTGCATAGAATAGTCGGTCAAGAAATTGGAGAATGGTACTTGATTATTACCGATGAACGCTCGGAGGTATTGGTAGGTAACAAAAAGGTGCGTGAAGGGATTGTTCTTGAACTTTACGATGGGCAATCAATCTATCGTATCGAACAGACTGGCAAAAAAGAAAGTTGGAAGTTTGCCGATCCAGTTGAGTTTTACCGTCACGATTTAGGCTATGTTCCAATTATCAAGTTGATGGGTATTCCTATCCTTGCAAACGGAACGCTTGTCTATAACTCACCATTTATCACAGCTGTCGGATTGCTTGACTTGGTGCTGTTAGATCAGTCTTATTTGCAAATCAGTAAGGCAACATCAGCGTTTCCTTTTATGGTTGCGATTGGTGACATTTGCGACTTTGAGCAGAACGGTAATAAGTGCAATGATGGTCAGATTTGGAATGGTGATAAGAATACTGTTTGTCCCGCTTGTTCGGGTGCTGGGATTCGTTCTCGTTTCTCACCAACCGGTCAACTACTAATTAAGCCGAAAACTTCATTAGGTGACGGGGATAGTGGATTGTCAGGTAAATACTTGGAGTTTGTTTCTCCTTCAATGGAAACGCTTGAATTTTTAAGGCGTGAAATAAACTTCCAAACCGACAAGGCACGTTCAATCCTTCACTTAAACACTTCGGATCAAGCGGCTAATTCAGGTGAGGCTAAAACAGCAACGGAAAGCATTAGCCGTAACCGAGCAACTCACGCATTCATTAAGCCAATATCCGATCAGATGTTCGCTATTGTGGAGTTCTCATACAACACAATCGGACGGATGCGTTATGGTCAATATTACGGTGGTATCGAATTGCAGAAACCAACGACATTCGACATCGCAACACCTTCAGACTACCTTGCAATTATTACCGAGGGGGTTAATGCAGGAGTGCCGCCACACGTAACCTATCAGAACCTTTATAACTATGCTTATTCAATCAACTCATCTAACAGCAAAGTGGTGAAGATGCTTGACTTAATATTTGCAGCCGATAAGATTCTAACATTGTCCAGTGCTGACATCATCGCCCGTATTGCAAACGGTACGATTGAAAAGTATCAGGACATCTTACACACCTCAGCACCTCAACTTATTGCGATGCTTGATGGTACGTTCGAACCTTCTGAACTTTATCCAACTTTCTTCGATCAACCTATTGCAGATCAGGTTGCACAACTTGAACAAGCCGCTAAAGATGAATTGATTGAAGTAGGCGATCCGATCACTATTCAAATGCAAAGACTTACTAATCCTGCAATCGGGGCTTAATGGCTGAATTTGAAAAGTTAGTACGAGATAAACAACGGCTATTCGACCAAACACCTGAGAACCTTGCAACGGCATCAGTCAAGGCTCAAAGGCAGATTTGGAACGACATATCCGATCTCGTTCAATCTTTAGAAACCGATCAAGACGGACGCATTGCACAAACGCAAAACAATGTCAGAAAGATCGGAGAGATTCAAACTGCTTTAGTAAGTGCCATTGCAGGGAGTGAGTACATCGATGCAGTCCGTACTTTTTTAGGTGACATTGATAGTGGTGCGAGGCTTACCGATGAGATCGCTAAAAACATACAGCGATCATTCGAACCGTCTGAAGTCGTTAAGCAGTTGTTGGAAATATCTAAGCAGAACGCACTACAATCGCTCTTAGGTGAATCGATGCGTGCAAGGGTTACGCTTCCATTTGTGGAGCAACTTACCGCAGCCGTAGCGACAAGATCAACACTGTCAGAAACTGTCAAATCATTACGAACCGTTATTGAAGGTGATAAGGACGTTGACGGTCGATTGGTTGCCAATGTTAAGACCGTAGCCCAAACAGCCCAAGCAATAGCGGATCGTAACTATTCGGCACAAGTAAACGAGGCTATCGGTGCTGAATGGTATCGTTATGCAGGAAGTGAGATAGATACAACACGCGATTTCTGTTCCGAACGACATCAGCAGTATTACCACAAGAAAGAGATCGAAGGTTGGGCAGATTTAAACTGGGATGGCAAGATAGCCGAAACCAATTCACGCACGATCTTTTCAAATGCTGGCGGTTGGAATTGCCGTCACTCGATTATTGCCGTTTCGATTCGTAGAGTGCCGCCTGAAGTTGTGCAAAGAAACATTGCAAACGGGAATTATAATCCGAATTAACTATATTTGTACACAATATGAGCGTTAATGTCGTAATGCCTGATGGTGACCTGAAACGTAATGTTTCACCAATGGTTGCCGAACTGTTAATCCGTAACGGTGGCAGAATCTTAGAACTTAAACCAATCAATATATCAAATGATGAAACCAGAAGAAGCCCTGAAAGTAGTGGAGTTCCTCGGATTAAACGAACTCGAAAGCCACGAGGAAGCAAAGACTAAGTTTGAAGAGAAATTTGCACCTAAAGACGAGATCGGAAAGCAAGTCGGAAAGATTACTGGCACACTTGCTCAACGTGCAAAGGATATTTTCAGCCCGTTTGGGATCGAAGTCAATGTTGACGAACTAAAACAAGGCAAGATTGAAGATAATTTTGTCAAGTTGGGTAAACTCGCACACGAAAACTACACAACAAAAGTATCTGAGTTGACTAAACTTGCCGAGGCTGGTGGATCAACTGAGGTGTTAAAGGAATGGGAGGACAAATTCACTAAGTCAACCAAGAAAATCAGCACACTTGAAGAACAGTTGAAGCTAAAAGACGAAGCGATAACTTCATTAAAGACTGAATTTACTCAGAAAGAGGTGCAGCGTAAGAAGGATGATTTCTTCTTTGGCACATTATCTAAGGTTGAACTCGATCCTGAAGTAGCAACTAAGGCAAACAGTAAAGCAGCGTTGTTGTACGATGGGTTTGTGAATAAAATCAAGTCATCAATCAAGATCGAAGAAGATGAAAAAGGGGCTTTCTTTATTGCAGACAGTGAAGGCAATCCGATCAAGAACCCATCGAAGGCTCACGAATTTATGTCTTTAGAACAGTACCTTCAAAACGAAGCGAACAACTATGGAATCGCAAAGAAAAACCCAAAGGCAGGAAGTCCGATGGGTGCGTTTCAGACTAAAGCGAATCAAGGTAATAACGAACCAACAAGACCGTTAAACATCAGCCCTCGTGCTATGGGCGGTCGCGTATAAGATCGGTTTAAGTGGTGTTGATTAAAGCCTCGGTCGTTTGATCGGGGCTTTTTTGTTTTAGATCAGCCCAAAAAACGGTCTGCGAGAAACAGACTTCTTACCTTCACAACTCCACAACTGCCTCGCCCACCAATTAGGCGAACCTTTAGGCGATGGAATACCTGACGAACGAGCGCAGTAATTATCGCCTGCATCAGTACCGGGCTTTACTCTAAAATCAGAATCTCCAAAGTGCGTTTCGTTCCCTTGATCGTCAACGGCTTTGTACTTCTTACCTTCCCGATCTGAACTTGTGACTGTATAACCTTTGTATTGTGGCATATCAATTAGAATTGAACTGCTAAAATACGATATCAATTACAACTAACACGGGTTGATCCTTCGTATTGCTTACCCTGAACCGTTACAGTAGTTTCATTCTGCATTTGTCTAATGTAGTTATCAATTTGCTTTTGTGTCATTCCGCACATTTCGACATTGGTTTCAGTCGTTTGAAATTGAACACCAGCTTCTTGTGGTGCTGTTTGAATGATTCTGCATTCGTAACACTTTGAACAAGATGTTAACGATGCGATTAAGATTGATAGGGCAAAGATTGATTTTTTCATAGGGATTTGAGTTTAAAAAATTAAATCATCATCAAAACAAAACACTGGCAAAATTACAAATCGAGTTTTTTTGTCATCAACTTTCCGCGACTTGTATTCTTTTAATGTTTCTTCAATGTATTTTTCACATTCTTGTTCTGAATGAAAAGATTTGTGATATTTTGAAAGTGTGAATGAATAGTTGTCGTATTCAATTCCTTCGTTTGAAAATCCACTTACCGATTCTTGAAGTGAAAAAACGCTGTAAACTTTTTTTATCATCGTTATTAACTTGGTCTGTAATCTTTAAAGTGAATATTTGATTTTCTTTCATTGCAAGTTTTGCAAAGAACCTGCAAATTGTCAAAGTCTAATTCAAGTTCAGGAAATAATGATCGTGGTTTAATGTGGTCAATGTGAATCTGTTTTTTAGACTGACATTTCATACAAACGCTACCATACTTTTTTAGAACTTGTTTTCGTAACGACCGCCATTGATCGGTCATATAGAAACTTTCTTTTACTTTTCGTCTTGGCTTTTTATATCTTGTTTTGTTGTTTTGATTTAAAACTTTGCAAGTATTAGACCTAAAAACATCGACAAAGAAATCAGCTATAAATTCATTTCGTGGCGTTGGTTTGTTAAACTCTTTGCAATACTCAACAGCAAGTTCTGAGGCTTTAACAATCGGACTATATCTTGCCCGTAAAATCGACAAACATTCCTTTAAAACAGTTGAATTTGGCTTTGATGGTTTTTTATCTACAAAGACCTTTTCGTGTTTTGTTTTTTCTGAATTGGTTTTCGGTTTTAATTTTCTACCACAGTACACCGATTTTTTTTCATCGTGTTTTGCATAAACTTTTACAGTTCTTTTAGTTTTTAAAACTTCAAAATCACTCATTTAAAGAATGTTTAATAGTTAACAGCTAATGGTGAAACCTGAGAATAAGTGAAAGCAGAAGCATCCTAGACCTTTTCAGACCTAGTTGTGCCTTCACTAATCATTTGAATTTAGCTTACGGAGCCAACCTTCGAATGAAGTGCCAAACGTATCGTAACGGATCGTTTAGTTGAAGTCTAGTTTAAATGCGTTACCATCCATCGAACAGGCTCTCTTCTTTGCAGCACCCTTTGTACTTTGTTCTCCCAGTAGTACATTTTTTACTTGATCGCTGGCGTTGTTCTGTAACCCCGCTCAACCAAAACCTTTTCAGGATTCATTCTCCCCCGTGCGTGTTGCACTGTATCAATCATTGTCTTTCCTAAACTGTATGAAAACAAACACGCACGGGATATAAAGAACGAAAAAAGCCTGAAACGGTAGGACGCGATCAGGCTTTTTCTTTCTATCACAAAAGGATAAGGTCTTAGAAACGTCCTACTGTTTCGAGGACAAACATACAAAGAAATCGACACGCACAAACTTTTTTCGAAATATTTTTTTAGTTTCAATTATTACTATATTTGCATCGCACAAGATTAACCGTTGGGATAGCCGCCCATTAAGGCAACTGTTGGCGTTGTGAGCAGCCAATACAATAGCTTCACTTCATCTCAACTATTTTTAATCATGTCAATTTCACGTATCCTATCCGTGTGTCCTGAAATTCAGCGACCATTAGGAGAACTATTTGCGGAAACACAATTCCGTGAGCCGCTTCCATTCTTGGAATTTCTTAACTCTGACATCAACACTTCTGCAATCCGTTTTGACGTTGCTCCGGGCGGTGGTAAACTTCGTCAAGTTCAAGCACGTTGGATTCAGCGTTTACCTGAATCAATCGCTGTTGAAGGTGCTGACATCAAAAACTGCTCGGCTTCTGAAGAGTATGGCGATTCAACCGAACTTTACACGCTTGAAACAACTGATACATACCAAGTATCTCAGTTGATCGATGCTGAAGCAATCGCAACGCACTGTCAAGATAATGACCGTTATGTACTTGAAAGCATCGCACGTTTGGGTAATGCTTTAGAGCGTAAAGTGGCTTCTGCTGCTGCAACTCAAACAGCAACTCAAATGGGTAAGTGGGGTACTGAAGTATCAAGTTTCTTCACGGTAACTGATGATGCTTTG